CGTTTTCTCGATGTCATGACGATTGCTTTATCACCTAAAACCCGATTATTGGTGGGCGAGGGCACAATACGTTCAGGCAAAACAGTCGATTTTAAAAATGCTTTTTTTGAAACTGTACAAGACAGCACGGAAACACTGCATTTGCTTGCCGCCCAAGACCTGGATGCAATTAACGATAATATTTTAACCGGACCGGACGGACTACTAGAGTTATATCCGGAATATCTAAAAATCACTAAAGACGAAATTGGTGGATACTACGTTTCATGCAAATGTGATGTGCCAAATCGTCCAAAAGAAAAGAAAATCCTTTTGGCTGGAACAACGAATGCCAGCAAATGGAAAAAAATATTAGGTAAAACATTCGGCGTCATTATGGTCGATGAAGCAAACACGGCTGATAAGCAATTTATCGATGAATGTTTTGCAAGACAAGTCAGTGCCGAAAAGCCTTTAATGCTTTGGACTTTAAATGGCGATGTGCCTACGCACTGGATTTATGAATATATCAATCGTTGTAAAATCATCGGTGAAGCGCCTGCATCAATCAGAGCTGATATGGACAAAGTGGCTAAAGAAACCGGTTGGTTTTATATGCATTTCACAATGAAGCATAATCCAATCATGACACCAGAGAAGATTGAAGCAGCATCGCGTATATATCCAATTGGCAGTTATTACTACACGATTAAAATCCTCGGCGAACGCGGCGCACCCGGTAAGCTTATTTATCTTGATTATATGAGCGAAGAATTGCTTAAACCGTTCGACCAAAAAGAATGGCATCGCTACGGAATTGGAGTCGATATTGGTTCTAAGCGAGCCAAGAACACATTTGTGTTAAAAGGCTACCGGCATAATTTTACAGAAAGCATCGTTGTCGATGCAATGGAGTTTCAAGGCTTGGGCTACAAAGAAAAGAAAGAAAGGCTCATTGCATTTTGCCAAAGCTACGCGCACTTACCGATTGAGTATATCGCCATTGATAGTGCTGAAGCAAATTTTATCCGAGATATTCAAGGTGACTTTAAGCGGTTAGGTCTTCCGCCGGTCATTGAGTCCTATAAAGCTACGATCAAAGAAAGAATCGATATGGAAATAGTTTTGTTCGCAACCAAGCGGGCATTTTTTAATTCTCAAAAACAAGGCGCAATGAGGGTTTATTCAGCATACAAAATCGCCAAATGGACTGAAGGCAAGGAAGGACAAGAACGCGAGGACAATAACGAATGGCTAAATGACCTAATGGATGGAAACGAATACGCAGACACAAGACACATGATAAAACTCATGAAAGCAACGAAATGAGGTGAGTTGATATATGGGAATTAAAAGTTGGTTAACAAACCGCAGATTAAAACGATTGGAGGGTGATTTGCAAATGCTTGAAGATAGACGAAAAAACAAAATTAAATTCAATCCTCGATATGCGCTAGGTATCATCGACACAGAAACAGAGGAAAATTATACTAAGCGGCTCGAAGAATATCGCGTGTGGTTCACCGGATCATCAAAATTATTGAGAGACTTATATAACAACAAAAAAGCTGATGGCAATTTGAATTATTTTTGGCGCAAAGCACCTAACAATTATCGCATGATCCATTCGGGCATACCTGGTTTAATCTCAACTAAAATGGCGACCATTCTTTTTGGCAGCGGCATCAATATTAAAATCGAAGTATTTGACGATGCAGGAAAACCTGATGATAAACTAACCGCGCAAGCACAAGAATTAAGCGACAATTTAGTCGGCATCGTTGACTTATATGAAAAGATTGAGAACGCGACACAGAATGCATCTTGGAGTGGTCATGTATATTTCAAACTATCACACAAAGTCAAATTGTTAGATTATCCGATTTTAGAATCTGTTGATGCTACCAAAGCCGAAGCGATTAAAGAACGCGGCATCACGAAAGCGATTGTATTTAAGTATTGGTATCAACACAATAAAAACGAATATCGCTTAGATGAGATTTACACCACCGTACAAGATGAAAACAGCCCTTATTTTGGGGATGCAGTAATCTATAATAGGTTATACAAACTAAAACCAGATGGCAAAGAGGAAGAAGTCGACCTTGCCGAAATTCCAGATACCGAAAATGATTTGCCAGAGTTTATTTATAAAGGCTTAAGGGGAATGATCGCTTTTGATTTGCCGAACAAGACACCAAGCCACGAATTTATTGACTCGGACTATGGTGCAAGTGATTATGAGGGCGCACTTGATTCGTTTGATGCGCTCGATGAAGCATACTCAGAATTAATTAGAGAATTGCGTTCAAACAAGACAATTCGGTATATTCCATCAAACATGGTGCCAAAAGTTACCTACCAAAACAAAGATGGTTCGTATTATCAGGTTTCCATGCTTCCGGATGAATTCATCGATAACTACGTGCAAACCGAAGGCGACCAAGACCAAAACACAAAAAACGAAATAAACATTACCGAAATTGCGGACAAGACAGAGCAACACTTAATTAAATGGCGCACTGCATTATCAATGGCTATTAATAAAGCCGAAGTCAGTCCGTTTGCACTTGGCATCACAGGATTAGAAAGCATTAATTCTTCCGCCGAATCGCAACAAGAACGGAACAAAACAACACTTGAAATGCGTGAAAAGAAACACCGCATTTGGAAAGCTACCTTAGAAAAAATCTGGATGAAAGTATTGGAAATGAATTCTTGGATGCAAAAGAATACGACAGCAAAACAAGACGGATTTGCTAAAATTGACTTAAATTTTGCGAATACCAATGTAATTGTTTCGTTTAATCCATATCTAATCCCTAATCAAAAAGACAAAATCGATACATGGGCTGCGGCAAGAAGCGCAAGTCTTTCTTCAATCTACAATGGCGTTAAAGAAATCCACCCAGATTGGTCCGAAACACAAATTATGGATGAAGTTAACCGCATTCGGTTTGAGGAAGGCATGAGCTTCGATAATCCTAATAATCTTCCTGAATTAACCGGCATTAGCGAAATCGAAAACGAAGAAAGTCAACAAGTCAACCCAGATGAAAACATCGACAAAAAAGTAGAAGGTGCTGGCGGTGGCAACGAACAATAATCCACCAAGACAAATTTTAAGTCCTGATGCATCAGTATCTGGACCAATGATTGTGACACTTCAGAGCGCAACAACCAAAATCAAAGAACTAATCACGCAAGCAATTTTACAAGGCGCATCGCAAGAGGAACTAACAAAGCAGCTTAATAGGGTGATTGCTGAAGCGTGTGAGAAAATTCGCGATCCAACGCTAAAGAAAGAAATCCGGAACGGCTTTGTCGTTAGTGCTAAAAAGTGGTATTATGAACTTAACCAAACCATCAAAACTGTAAACCACAACTTACGCAATAAAGTCTTAAACGTGGTACCAACCACAACTCTTTACGCTTTAGACCTAAACGCGATATTCAAAAACGGTCCAAAGCAAATTATCGATAACTTCAGGCCTTATATGGACTTTAACGCAAAAGGACGAGCATTAATCGAGGGGTACGAAAACAGCGTTAAGTTAGGATTGAAGGCAATCGCAGCCGATCCGCCAATCAGTACTAGACTTACCAAAGATGGGAAACCAATCAAAGTATCTTTAAGAAATCGTGTCGAGATGGCTATACGTTATGATGCTAATCTCAAAGACGTCAAGAACTTAGTTGATAATGGCGTTAAGCTAGTATGGACCTCAAGCCATCCGAACTGTTCCCCAAGATGCGCTCCGCATCAAGGCAAGCTATATTCCCTTGACGGAACAAGCGGGACGATTAACGGCATCAGATACACGCCGCTTGCAGACGTCTTAAAGCTTAACGGTGGCAATTCCATCATCAATGGCTATAACTGCAGGCATCGTTTAATCGAATATCGATCAGGAAGCCATCCACCGACTGATTATACCGAAGAAGAAATTAAGCGTGAATATGCAATCGACCAAAGGCAAAGACATTACGAAAACACCATCCGCAATATGAAAGCCGAAGAAAGATTGCTAAGGCAAGCAGGATTTACTAAAGAAGCGAGTGAATTACGTAAGAAGTGGCAATATTTAAACAAAAATTATGAAGCGTTCTCAATGAGAAATGAGCGGCCATTTTATAGATGGCGGACAAGAATTAGTGAGGATGAAGTTTCCAAATATCGCCTTATCATGAAAATTAAAAAATAGAAAG